ACGCTATTGCTGTAGCACCTTCACTTGACCTAAATTCTCAAAATCTTTTAAAAGATATTTACTCTGCTACAGACGAAACATTAAAAAATCAATTAATTTCTCAAGCTAATTTAAATCAACAATTTTATTTCTTAAATCTTTAATTATGCTTGGATACTTGAAATCCATATTAGTTGAAAATCTAGTTGTTACCCTATTGCCTTTCATGTTAGCATCTTTAAAAAATTCTTTATCTTTGTTTTGCAAAATCCAATTAGATAATTCTTGCGCTTCATTTGGGGAGATAAAATTTGAAAAACGTAATAAGTTAGAATGTAACACTAGGAATTCGACCTTTTTCTAGTGTTGGAGGTTGCTGTTTTAATTGATCAAAAACTGCCCAATATTTTGAACCTTCCGCCTTTACATAGTGTAAAAAAAGTTGCACATGCTCTTGTCCTTGAAATTCATTTCTCCAATGATCTGATATTTCACCTAAATACATAACAGCGTCACCTTGATTTAATTCTAACGAAACTTCTTCTCCGTTTGGTTTTTGAAAATAAATTGGCCAATCAGTATCTTTTTTTAAATTTAATGACAGACTAATTTCACAAGCGGGACGATCTCTATGTCTATTTAAAACTTCACCATGGCTATAAATTCTTGTGTATGTATATGTTGGCAATACATCTTCTTGTAAAATTCTTGATACATCAGGTATTTTTTTTACTAAAAGCTTTACAAAAGGCAAAAAATTATACTTAGATAATGAGTTTGGAACTTGATCATCAAAGCGCATATCATTACCAATTGTTTTACTAAAATCAATAAGCTGATTTGCTAAAGTTAAAGATTCTTTTTCGGTAATAAAATTCTTAATATATATATAATTATTATTAATTAGCTCTTGATTCATTTTTATTGTCATTAATTATATCGTCACAAGATGTGTGTTTATATTTCATGCCCACGCTAGGATCACAACCTAGTAAATTATCGGTTATAGATTGCATGTTTATGCCATCAGGTACCATGCTAGGATCTACAATGTCATCTATATCCTCTCCAATTCTTAAAGCATGTATACAATAAGCTACAGTATTGTCCTCTAAAGCTGTTAGTTCGTGCATTTTGTCAGCTTTGATGTAAATCATTTGAGGAGCTTTAAAAATAGATTCTACTCCTTCAACAATAATTTTTAACTTTCCATTAGCTAACAAAGTTAAATGATCAAATGAATGCGTGTGGCCGTGCTCTACATCTCCTGCTTTTTCAAAATGCATTTGCCTTGAAAAAAGATTAGCAACACATCCTATATTTACGTTTAATGCCATATTCTCTCCCCATAAATTATTTTTTTAACTATTATTCCAAACTTCTTGTGGTAACGTTGGCCAAGTAATATCTCCTGCTACAGGGTTTACTGCATATTGTCTAATTGCATTTCTATAAATTACAAAATCATTTAAATTAGACAGATATGGGTTACTTTTTGCAGGATCACTCACATCAGAAAAAGTTGTCCAATCTGTTTGTCTTAATTTTGACAAAGCTTGTCGCTTGTTTTGTATTGCTGTTGAAGGAGTAGGTGGCTTCGGTGCCATAACTTCATCATATATAGCAACACAAGATACAACCCAACTAGGTAATTCTGTAATGTTTTGGTTGTCTTGTTCCCAAAATTCTATCCATCCTGATGTATCTTGCCATTGAAGTGCTCTAATGTTAGATGGTATAGCACATGAAGACAGATCAATAGCACAATCTAAAGGTATATTATCTTTAATTACATTATTATCTGTAGGTACAATTGTTAGTTTCATAAGTTATTCCTCAATTAATTTTGATTGATTGCTATCTATAGAAGGATAGGCAATTTTTGCGGTTTTTAATAATAATTGTTGGCTATTTTCGTTAGCTTTAACCATTTCATTTCTAAATGATTCTACTGCGGCACCTGTTTGTCTTTGTTGCCCTGAGTTCTCAATAAGTAACATGGGCATCCAAGCTATTGCACATTGATATTCATCTACTTGATTTCCTGTATTAGTGTCATATCCTTGTACTCTAGTAAACCAAGCACATTGTAAACCAATACAATCTTTTTTAATTAACGGGCAAAAAGTTCCATTTTTTAATTGCATAATTAGTTAGCGGTTGCTCTAATTACGTCTATATACTGTACAGCTAAATTAATTGCATTACCTGTAAAGGTACCTGAACCTGAGCTAAATGAGAATGGGTGAGTATGAGAACCACCTCCACCTGTATTATCTGTACCCGATCTATCGTTGTAAGGACCCCCGCCAAACCCAAGTCCTTCCCCATTAGTAGTAAAAGTATTAAACATTCTATATGAAGAAGCCGAAGGAATGCCAGGATTTCCAGGAGTAGAAGTAAACACCTTATGAGCATGGGAAGGTATTTGTGGTGTAGTAAGCGTTGTAGCACCTGCACTACCCGATACAGTTGTAATAGATACAGAACCTGTTGGTGTTTGTGATGCAAAAGCTGTTGTAAAGCCTACAGACCCGCCTGTGGAGGCTGCTCCTGTTGTTACGCGTAATGCGCTGTTATCACCTGTTGTTGTATTTTTTGTCCAACCTGTAGGAGCAGATGTTTGTGCAAATAACATGACAGTTCCTGAGGGGAAAGCTGCTCCCCCCGCGGTTTGGAATGTTGGTAGTGCACCTGCGCCATTCGATGTTAATACTTGACCTGATGTACCTACAGAAGCAATAGCCTGAAAAGGACCTGTTGTAGTTGTTCCTCCACAAAGTACAGCATATGCTGTTGTTGATGCTACACCCGTTCCGCCGTTTGCTACAGGAAGAGTTCCTGTCACACCCGTTGTTAATGGAAGACCTGTACAGCTTGTCAATGTGCCTGAAGATGGAGTTCCTAATACGGGGGTTACAAGCGTTGGAGATGTTGCAAATACTAAAGCACCTGAACCTGTTTCATCTGTAACAGCAGCAGCTAAATTAGCTGATGATGGAGTGCCTAAAAAGGTTGCAATTCCTGCTCCTAAACTTGTAATTCCTGTACCACCGTTGGCTACAGGAAGTGTGCCTGTGACGTTAGTGGTAAGACTACAATATGTTGTAGATGATGAATTTGTTCCGCCATTTGCAATAGGCAAAATGCCTGTGACGCCTGTTGTTAATGGAAGACCTGTACAGCTAGTTAATGTACCTGCGCTTGGTGTACCTAAGTTAGGTGTTGTAAGTACAGCAGATGTTGTTAGTGCAATGCTACCTGACCCTGATACGTTTTGTCCTAGCGCGCCCGCGACACCTGTACCAAAAGAAACAATACCTGTACCACCGTTAGCAACAGGTAGAGTTCCTGTTACGTTAGTGGTTAATGAACAATATGTAGTTGATGTAGAGCCTGTACCTCCATTAGCAATAGCAAGAGTACCTGCGACTGTTACAGCACCTGTTGTTGCAGTACTTGGTGTTAATCCTGTTGATCCAAAGGTAATAGATGATACGTTAGAAGTGGAAGCAACAGACGCAAGAAGCTTTACAGTTCCTCCGCTATTTTTAAAGTACAGTTTTTCGTCAACCGTGTTTAATGCTAGTTCGCCCGCGACAAGATTGGCTCCTGTTGGAAGCGCCGACGCGGTTGTGCTGTAGTAGAGAGAGATTGGGGTAAAGCCTGCTTGTGCCATGATTAAGTCCTTTTATGCGTGAATTTTACCATATTTAAGAAAAAACTCCACCACTAATTCCGCTTGTAAGAGCGTTGGTAGTTGCGTTGTAAGTTAAGTCTGTATCCGTTAAAACAGGTAAATTGCCTGTCGTTGCAGTTACAAAAGCTAAGTAATTTGTAGCGGCTGATCCTGTTGTAACTGCAACATTAGATGCGTTTGTTGCGTTTGTTACAGCTGTTGCTCCTATTGCAGTAGCAATTTCTGCTCCTGTAGCCGCGCTAAAAGCTGATGTTCCATTACCAAATGCAACACCTGATAGCGTAGCAACACCCGTTCCACCGTTTCCTACAACTAGAGTACCACTTAATGTTACTACTCCACTTGTAGCTGATGATGGAGAAAAGCCTGTAGTTCCTGCGCTAAATGTAGTTACCCCTCCACCTGATGGAGCTTGCCATGATGCAGTTGAGCCATTTGATGTTAGCACATAGTTATTTGTACCAATAGCAAGTCTTCCTGATGTGTTTACACCTGTTCCAAGAATTAAGTCTCCTGTTGTGGTAATTGGAGACAATGCATTAAATGCACTTGATGCTGATGTTTGTCCTGTACCACCATTGGCTATTGGAAGAGTTCCCGTAACACCTGTGGTAAGCGGTAAACCTGTTAAATTAGTAGCTGTGCCTGAAGAAGGTGTGCCTAAAGGACCACCATTATCTAATAATCTAACCCATGCACTACTATGTGCAAAATACATAGCTCCGTCAGCATGACTGTGAGCTAAAGCTCCGTGATAAGTAGCAGCACTTGGAAAAGCCGCTTGGTTGGCAAAGTAGAATGGAATAATACTACCCACTTGCGGAGCAGTGATTGCACCATCATCAGCAACGGTGACCAAACTATTTTGTACAATTTTTCCTGTTGTACCATCAAACCTTGTAATTGCATTGTCTGTTGCAGAAGCGGGACCAACCACATCACCACCACCCGCAGGAGCAGACCAAACGCCATCACCTCGCCAAAACGTAGAAGCGGATGCAGAGGTTCCTGAATTAAGGTTAGTAACAGGAAGATTTCCTGTAACACCCGTTGTTAGAGGTAATCCTGTTGCGTTAGTAAGAGTTACTGAAGAAGGAGTTCCAAGAGCAGGGGTCACTAAAGTAGGGGATGTTGCAAGAACTACATTACCTGTTCCTGTTGTAGTCGCCGAAGAAGCTGCTGTTAGGCGACCTTGTGCGTCTACCGTAAAACTTCCTAATGTGTAACTATTAGCTGTAACAGCCGTATTTGCAAGAGAAATAGTACCCGTACTTGTAATTGGACCACCTGTTAAACCTGTACCTGTTGCAACAGAAGTTACACCTGATCCTGCGGAAAAGCTAGTCCAAACCCCATTAAGGTTACCTTCAAAAAGAGCAGTATCGGTATTGTATCTAAAACTACCATCTCCATAAGCACCTCTTTGCGCTGTTGTTCCTTTAGGGACAACAATTGCGGTAGTACCAGGTATGATAGGATTATCCGCTATTGAAAGAGTAATTGCGGTTGTACCTGTTGAATTAATTTGGTTTGCTGTACCACTTACAGATTGAACTGCTGTTGTTGCTAATGTGTATGCTGCATCCCAAGTAGCTTGGCTTGCATTTGTAGGTATTGAATAACCTGAACTGTATGTTAAAGCTAAAGTTCCTGCGGTTGTTATAGGAGATCCTGCTATAGACAGTCCTGTAGGTACAGTCATAGCTATGCTAGTAACACTACCACTACCTGTGCCATAACTTGCCCAATTACCATTTTCATAAAATTCAAATTCACTATTAGAAGTGTTATATCTAATTTGACCATTTGAACCTACGGGTCTTTGTCCTGTTGTTCCTAAGGGAACTTTTACACTTGCAGTACCAGGTAATATTGGATTGTCAGTAATGCTAAAAGTAGGATCACCACTAGCACCCGTGCCATCAACTACTGTAATTTGATTTGCTGTTCCTGTTAATTGTCTTGGGGTAACAACATTGCTACTTAAAGAAAGCATGCCTGAACCTGTAGCTTGAGCTAGGCTTAATACAGGACCTGCACTTAAACTTACACTTGGATTACCTGAAACACCGTCACCATTAGTAACTGATAAACCTACAGAGCCTGCGGTAATTGTTCTATTTGCAAGAACACTTGCACTTGTTTTAGTTACAAGCCCGTTACCTAAAGCGTTTAAATTAGCTAAAGCACCTATAAGGCTTACGGTAAATGAACTAGCGGCTCCACCATCGGTTGTAGCTAATCCTGATCCAACAGCAAAATATCTTGAGTTTGGTGTTGTAGCTGAATTACTTACTTCTAGGAATGAAGCTGTTAATACAGGAGCACCTGCAAGAGCCGCTGTTGTAGTTTGGACGGTTACGCCATTTTGTACAACAGGAACTGATTCTGTGCCCGTTATTGCACTAGCGTTAGGTAATTGGGTTATTTGTACATTTGCCATGTTCTAAGGACTCACGTTAAGGTTGTCGAGGTTTCCGTTGTTCTCAGGTGTTTGTATATTTTGTTCGGGTGAAATTACGTTATTATTTGGATTGTTCGTAATTAAACTATTATCTTCAACTGCTACACTCACATCAGGACGAGCGAATCTTAAATTAATTCTTTCGGTTTGCCTTGCGGCTAAACGATATGGGTCAAATTGATCTCTACATCCTTCATCGCACACGCGAAGGCCAGGGAAGTTTGGATCAGGGCCTAGTCGTACAAAAGCTCTCTTCATTTTGCATCGGTCACATACACCTATTGCAAGACTAGCTAATCCTTCGGTATCTAAAAATATAGGCATTATCTTGTGTACACACTAATATTAGGTGCCCAATAAATTGGAGATTTATCTCTCTCTTCTTGTTCGGCTTCATTAAGATATTGCATAGCCATTCTTTCTAAGTAAGCTACACGATCCATAGGAACTTGTGGTAATTCTAAACTTAGTCTATGTGCTAAATTCATTACAATAGCTTCATACCATCGTTGTGGTATTTCTAATTCGTCTGTCAGTGCTCCAACATCCATAACTTGACGAGAGTACCACACTGTAACTTGAACAAACGCATCTGAAGGAACAGGCCATAAATATAATTCGGGCTTTGGTATTGTTCTATTAAACCAAAACTGAAATGGTTGATTAGATGTAAAATTTTTATTAGGTAAGTTTGTATAATCATCACGATTCAAACGAGACATCATTATTTCAGTACTATTATTTCCAACATACCATTCGCGAACAGCTAATGTTGTACCGTTATACCCACGCACTCTGTAATACTGTACATTTTGACCTGGGTCAACATCTGTCCATATCCACTGTTTATCTGTAACTGTAACAGAACCTAAGTCTTCTAGGGTGACCCATGTAGATCCGTCAGTAGAGTATTCATAGATAAGTGACATAGTGGTAGATCCCCCACCTGACACAAAAGGCATAAAGCCAATTGATCCTGCGTAAATATAATTGTTTGTTCCATAGTTAATAGAAAAGTTACCATTAGCAGAACTTTGTGTAGCATATGTATTGATGTCACCATCATAGATATTAGCTGTTACGCCCGATGACAGTCCAACGGATGTTGAATAACTACCGCTAGGACGATTCATTGTACGATAAAGCACATTCAGTGCGTCATTAGCACCTAATGGGAGTGTATAGATATATTTGTTTGGGGATAAGCCAACAACTTCTTTGCTAATAGCCCAATATTGAATACCAATGTTTATTAAGCTAGATAGAAAATAATAAAGAGATTGTCTAGCTGTGAGTTGTTGCTCTGAAGTTAATTCTTCAGCTAGTTTTCCACAACGACGCGCGGCGTGGTCAATTATCTCTTGTACATTTACTACTGTTGTTCCTACAGTACCTGAATAAGACATGTTTTTCCTTTACCAACCTGAGCAATTCCATCTTCTTAATGACGCCTTTGCTCTTGGCGCATCACCCTTTGCATTTCTAACTACACCCGACATGCGAGCACAAAAACTTTTCTTTCTAGCTCCGCCTTCAGGTTGTGGTGCTTTTAAATTTGATCCTGTTTCTCTGTTTAGTTTAGCTCGACCTTTAGCGGTTAATCCTGCACCTTGAGATACAGGAAGTTTTTCACCTCGACCAATAGATAAACTTACATTCTTTGCCATGTTAAAACATCCTATAGGATTTTACTTTTTCTTTTATACTTTTAGGTTGATCTACAAACTGTTTACCTTTAGCCTTACCTAATCTTTTTGCTTTAGTAGTAGCGGCGTATTCTTGTGGGCTTAACGCTTTTATAGCCTTTTCAGGTAGGTATCTTTCCCCTGTTTCACTAGATTTTTTACCTGATTTAGTTCTCCACTTTTGTTCACCCCATGCTTTGAGTGATTGTTGTGGTTTAGCTAATCCACCATCTGCCATTTTCTTTTCTTTTCCTGCGCAATGTGCTTTTTGCGAAAAACCTTTTGGATTGTCACAGTCAATAGATGATTTATATTTTTTTGACCATCCTACCACGAAACTTTTCCACCGTCTTTTTTATAACCACCACCTGCTTCTTTATATTTTTTAGCAACAAGTTGCGCTTTACGAGCCGACCACTGTCCTGCGCCTGTTCCGTGAGTGGCAGAAGCTTTGACCTGACTAAAGATTCTTTTTCTTAAATTAGGTTTTGTGTAATTACCTGAAGCGTTAACAGCCATGTTAGGGGTTTTGCACTCCGCCACCATGTTTCATTTTTGCAGTCTTAGCAGCTTGTTTAAAGTTTTGAGATGATGGCGCGCCTTCAGAATTAGCTTTGCGCATTTTTTCTCCACTACCCTGACTAATTCTTTGACGTTTTGCTTGAATATTTGCATATAATCCCCCGTTTTTCATATATCCCATTTTGTTTCTAACTTCTGTTGGTAATTTAGCAAGGCCAGGATTTTGCTCTTTATCTACAGATTTAAGAGATCCACCTTCTGCTTTTTTCTTTAAAAATAATTTATCAACCATTTCAAGCCTTTCAGGTTTAGTTGTAACTTTGTTAATAATACTTAATCTTTTTTGTTTGTTGTTTTCTTCATCATAAAAGCCTGCTTTTTTTAAAGAGCTAACTACCCCACCATCTGCTTTTTTAGCGTCACGCTTAACTGAGTAAGCAATAGCTACAGCTTGCTTCATAGGTCTTCCTGATCTTATTTCAGTAGAGATATTTTTCTTAAAAGCTTTTTCTGACTTTGATTTAATAAGTGGCATGATTAGCTTGCGTAACCTTTAATCATTTCTAAAACAACGGTATATGTATCACCTGATGATGCATCAGCTGTGGTAAATACTATATCCCCATTTTTACCTGCACCTGCATTATTTGTAATTCCACCAAAACTTGAAAAATCATTTGTATAGTTTGAGTTTGCATTAGACAGAAAAAATGGTACGTCCGTTGAAGCATCAAAAAGCATTCTAACTTGCATACCGTGACATACAGCTGTTATTTTTGAAACGGTAACGTTATTACATGCTTTACCTGATGCGCTTGGATTTAATGCTGATACGTCTACTTTAGTAACAGCAGTTTCCCCTGTTCCATCACTAATGTTTGTAAATTTCATAATTGCTAAGCGTTCGCCGTCTAGTAGCGTCTGAGAGGTTACTGAATCTGCCATAATATAATCCTTTAAAATTAGTGGAAGGGGAGTTTGCTCCCCTATCCTAAGTTACTTACCTACTTTACCACCGCGTTTTTTATCAACAAAACGAGACATTCCTTCTTTTACTTCTTTAGAAGAAATAATTTTGTCAATGTCAGTGTCAGTCATTCCTGATGAATATTTTTTATCCTTATCAGAAGTAGCGCCTTTAGTTTTATCAATCATAGTTTTTTTACCTGATTTCTCAGCTTTCATGACTGACTCATACTCTGTATCACTTACTTGACCACCGCCTGCTTTTTGATAAGGAGAGTACTTATCTAAAAGTTTGGCTTTAGACTCTTTCATTGCGGTTGCGTTTTCTTTCTTAAAGAAGCCTTGTAACTTTTTTGAAGATACATTGCCACCTTTTTTAAAAGTACCTGAAAGCTTACTAATGCTTACAGGGGTTGAAGGCTTTTTGTTTCCTTGTGGCATACTAATGGCTTTGCCTTCGTCATTTACACTACCGCCATTAGCATATGCTTTTTTTGATGCGCCACCTTTTTTCATGCCGTGTTTTTCACCCGCCATCATAGAGCCATCAGGCATTTTGTGCATTGCGCCACCCTTTTTGTAACCACCTGCATTACCAAGAGCAACACCACCTGTAGCACAAGCTTTACCACCTTTTTTATAACCACCACCGTTACCTAATACAACACCGCCTGTTTTGTAACCACCGCCGTTGCTTAAAGTTACGCCGCCTGTTTTACAAGCCATGCCACCTTTTTTAAGACCTGCGTGAGCTTTTGAAGCGGGTTTAGATGCATGAGCTTTAAGTTGCTTCTCAACATCACCACCGTCTTTACAAGCTTTACCACCCATAGCCATCATTTTTTTAGGCATCATTGGAGCTTTAGCCATCATTTGAGGTTTAGCATCATTGCTTTACGTCTTGAAGACATAGAAGGACGCATAGGCATACGAGCGACAGGAGCCGCTGTTGTACCTCTTATTACAGGAGTAGCACCTGAAAGTGCACCCATGATACCGCCATTCATTTTGCCTTGCATTGGTTTGTGATCTGCATCACCACCGTGTTTCATTTTTTTATGGGCACTACCGCCTTTTTTCAGTTTTAAAATTACTGAAGGTTCTGTAGTTTCCATCTTTACCATCTGTTTAAAATCACCCATTTTACTTTCCTTTTTTATTTAATTGTAAAACCTTATTAGAGCCTTCTTCATCGATAAGTTGTTCTAATTCTTTAATTTTACTAATTAGATCAATTTTATCTTTGAAGTGAACAGCACATTCAGTGACTGCTTGATCCCTTTGTCGCTCTAAGGTTTCAATTATGAATTGAACTTCAGGATCTTTGTGCATTAACATTAGACTGTAACCTGTTGCCAAAGACCTGCGTTGTCAGATACAAATAAAAGACCATCAGTTGAATCAATACCTAATGAACCTTTACCTACGCCTGAAGCCACACCGTCTGCAAAGTTACCCACTTTAATAACAACAGGAGCACTAGCTCCGTCATTAGCTAAGCGAATTTCAGCAGTCTTATATGGTTGCACGCCTGAAGGACCACCGCCATCGGCAATAATGTCTTGCATTTTTAAGTCAAGACCAAATGTAAAGCCTGAAGCCGCAGTTGTTTGAGCCATTGCAACACCGAAAGCAGCGCGACATAGTGTCGTACCTGAGTCACCTTGCATGAACGCCATAACAGCGGCGTCGCCTGAAAGTGTGTTTGTGTTAACAATGCCTAATACACCTGCCATCAACGCGTTGTTATTGTAGGTACCGATAACTGCAAAGTTACCTGCTACACCTGCAACTTGGTTGAATGTTGTGGTTGGAGTTGTTGAAAATGGAGCACCACCTTGTGTACGACCAAATACACCGTATGCCTCGCCTGGTGTTTGATAGCTTGAACTACCAAAACTTGTACCTGTTGCTGAGCCAATTTCTACGCGTGTATAAAAACCGTATGCGGTTGATCCGCTTGTATTGTCATTTATATTGTCAGGGTTGCCTGAAAAAACAGGACCCGAAAAGGTTGTTCTTGCCATGATTAATTTTCCTTCATACAAAGTAAGTGACTCGTTAGTCGTGTATGCGTCTGCTAGGACAGTCTAACGAGTCGAAACCCTAGATAATTTACTACTAACTACTAACTATTACACGCCTGGTGTGCCGTACATAGCACGCCAATCGGTGAAGCCCACATCGTAACGCTCTGTTGCTTTGTAACGCATTGAGTCTGTTTCGAAGTCGCCTTCCATAGTTTTTTCAAGCTTACGTCTCATTAAAAGCTTCATGCCTTCAGGAGCATCAGTTTGAACCCACCATGCTGTAGCAGATGTTAAACGTGAAAGAACAGCAGCACCTTCATCGAGCAAGCCAATTGATTTAATTGGGTTGACATCGTTGTCAGCAGTGCCTGATCTTAAAACAGATTTAAGCAATACTTCAGCTTGGAAAATGTTACCTGGAGCAACTACTAATTGCTTAGGAACTAAACGAATCTTCTTGCCGTTGTTGTCAACAGCTTGTCTGATTTGAATTAACATTTGTTCAAGTGATGTTTGTGAAAGATTAGCAGGTGTAGTTAAAAGATTACTTGTAACACCGTTTACAATTGGATGTGAAGCAGAGTTCAATTGAACACCGTCACCGCCTGGGTAAGCAGCATTGAAAGCAACGTTAAGAACGTTAGCTGATAATGTT